TATTTAGATATATGGTATAGGGGGTCGTTTTTCTTTATAACTCATAGATATGCACTCTAAATCTTGCTGTAACGCAAATTGCCAATCTCCTCTATTCCCATAAGCACAATAAGCAGGATTATAAACATGACGTCTTCTCAATTCATGATAACTAGGAAAATGATCAAATAATTGCTCCTTTGACAATCCAAATAAACGCACATAATTATTTATTCTCTTAGAATATTTTTCACTATTTATCATATCTGTCATCATTTGTTCTGGTGTAAGTGGACACATTGCCATAATTTCTTTATAAAAGCTCGATACTAACTCATAATGATAAGGATTAGTTCCCATCGAATCCCAAGCACATCCCATTGCTTTCAACACTGAGAATGCAACTTCATCTTCATTACAAAACATCTTCAACATAACTTCATCTACATTTTTATAAGGTAATACCGGCGGTAAATTTGGATCATCACTAGCAATAAAAAATCTTTTTAAAAATCGAACTCCTTTCTCTTTAATACCACCAATAACATAATCAGGAACAGTCAAAAAATTATCATATTCTCTAAAATCACGCAACTCTAGATCACATACTAAGGATAAAAACTGAGAGAAACCTTCAACATTCATGATATATCTTAAATCCTTAGGAGCACACCAAATGTGATCATCACCATAAACTATAATACGAATATAGCCTTTTTCCACAAATTGCTCAATACTCTCCCTTAAATGAGGGTGCCGCTGACATATATCTTCTACCCACATCCAAAACATTAATGCCATTATCCAACTATCTCCATGCGAAGTTTCCTTACCTCCTGAATACATAACTCCTCTCATAAATCTCCACAAGTTACCTGTATTTAAAACTACTTTATTTGAAATATGATACATCAATAATTTAGTTATTTCATTAAAAACTCGCCGTTGCTCAGCATTCATATTCTTACGATCATAATATCGTATCCCACTAGCTATATATAAATATAGCTGCCAATCTTTAATCCCTTTATCCAAACTAGTAATATCACCATCTGCCCAAAAAATATTAGGATTATCAAAATTAAGATACTTAGCTAATTCGTATGCACCACCATGCCAAAATTTCATACCTATACGAATCATATTTCCACGTTCAAAATACATTCTATCTTTACCAAACAACGTAGACAAAAAAACCATATCAGGATTAGGTATGAAAAATTCTCGCAATTTTAGAACAAATTTACTTAACTCTTCTACTTTTTTCTCATACCCCAACACTTTCCACTCACCTTTAATACTAATTACATTCAATGGTTGAAACTCATATGGCAATTTTTTTGCTATTCTCATAATCACTCGATGGAACCGTCGCAAAGACGATTCTAAATGGTACAATTTTTTTCCACTATTATGAATAACGTGCCGTGTACCATTAACTTCACCCTCCACATGAACTCCTGAATAAAGACCTCCTGATGTACCTAACTTCAAATAATCAACAAGATCTGGTAAACTATATCGAAACGAAGTTTTACCTATTCTATCATTACACTCCAAATTACGTTCCAAATGTCGAAGAGCTTGAGGCAGTAATTTGCATGATCGAATATAAGCTGGACCTCTCAAAGCTCCATCTTTATTAAAATCTCTACTCAAACGAACCAATGTCGCAG